GATCAGGTCGAGCGGCGACCGATCGAGACGCTGATCCCCTATGCGCGCAACGCACGGACGCACAGCGATGCGCAGATCGCGCAGATCGCGTCGAGTATCAGGGAATGGGGATGGACAATCCCGGTCCTCGTCGACGAGACCGGCAGCCTGATTGCTGGGCATGGGCGCGTGTTGGCGGCGCGTCAGCTTGGGATCGGCGAGGTTCCGAGCATGGTTGCGCGCGGTTGGTCGGATGCGAAAATCAGGGCTTACCGGCTCGCCGATAACCGGCTCGGCGAATTGTCGGGATGGGATAATGAACTGCTCGGCCTTGAGCTAGCCGATCTGAAGTTGCTCGGTGCGTCCGATCTGATTGGTTTTAGTGAAGACGAGATCAGCGCGCTAACAATCACTGGCAATCCCGGGCTGACCGATCCCGACGATGTGCCGGAGGTTGTCGAGGCAACGACGCAGCCTGGCGATGTGTGGACGCTCGGGCGGCATCGGCTGGTGTGCGGGGATGCGACGAGCGAGGTGGACGTGTCGCGGTGCCTCGCTGGCGTGCGGCCGCACCTGATGGTCACCGATCCGCCGTATGGGGTGGATTATGACCCGACGTGGCGCAGCAGAATTCTGCATGACGGGGCCAGCCGAGCGGAGGGGATCGTTAACAATGACGGTCGCTTCAATTGGGAAGATGCGTGGTTACTCGCTCCATGCACTGTGGCTTATGTCTGGACCAGTGGCCGCTATGTGCCTGAGTCGATCCTATCCCTTGAGAGTGCTGGCTTCGAACGTCGCTGCTTAATCGTCTGGGCCAAGTCCAGACAAGTGCTTGGGAGGGGCCATTATCACTCGCAGGAAGAAGAGTGTTGGTATGCTGTGCGTAAAGGGCATACCGGATCATGGTCTGGCTCAAGATCGCAAACCACACTCTGGCAGATAGATAATAACCGCAGCAATGAGACCGGTCACAGCGCGCAGAAGCCGGTCGAGTGCATGCGCCGGCCGATCGAGAACAACTCCAGCCCAGGCCAGGCGGTGTACGACCCGTTCGTGGGATCGGGAACGACCCTGATCGCCGCCGAGATGACCGGACGCGCCTGCCACGCCATCGAGATCAGCCCGCACTACTGCGACGTGGCAGTGGAGCGCTGGCAGCGGTTCACCGGACAGACCGCAACCCGGATCGAAGGTGACTGATGGACGGACGCAAACCGAAACCAACCTATTTGAAGCTAGTCACCGGCAATCCAGGCCGGCGCCCGCTCAACAAGAACGAGCCGAAGCCGCGCCGAAAACTCATGCAGCCTCCGGACGAGCTTTCCAACGACGCGAAAATTGAATGGAGGCGGATCGCGCCCGAGCTTTACCGGATGGGATTGTTGACCGTCGCGGACCGTGCCGCGCTGGCCGCTTACTGTGAGGAATGGGCGGTCTTCATGGTCGCCCGGCGCGCGCTTGCGAGGATGGCCGAGCGCGATCTGTTGACTGGCGGGTTGATGATAAAGAGCGAAAGCGGTTACGCGATGCAGAACCCGCTCGTCGGAACGGCGCACAAGGCGCGGCGCGCGATGATCGCTTACGCCGCGGAGTTCGGTATGACGCCAAGCGCGCGAAGCCGCATCCAGATCGGCAACGGCGAGGTCGACTTGACGAACCCGTTCGCCAAGGTTGGCAATGCCTCGACGGCGTAAGGCGGTCGAGCATCCGCATATCGAGCGGGCGGGGGTGTATGTCGCCGACGTGCTGTCGGGGCGCCGCCCGGCGTGCCTGTGGGAGCGGCAGGCGTGCGAGCGATGGATGCGTGATTGCCAGGGCGAGGCAACGGGCGCCTATCGCTTCGAGCCGCTGATGGCGGAGCGGGTCTGCCAATTCATCGAGTTGCTGCCGCACACAAAAGGTGCATGGGCTGCGCGGCACGAAAAGCTCAAGCTCGAAGGCTGGCAGTGCTTCGTCCTCATCAATGCGTTCGGCTGGCTGCGGCGGTCGGACGGCAAGCGACGGTTCCGCGAGTGCGTCGTCATCGTGCCGCGCAAAAACGGCAAAAGCATTCTGTCGGCCGGCGTCGGGCTGTATATGCTCTGCGCTGACGGCGAGCATGGCGCGGAAATTTACTCGGGCGCGGGAACGGAAAAGCAGGCGTGGGAGGTCTTCCGACCGGCGCGCTTGATGGCGGAGGGACAGCCACACCTTCGCCAGTTCTACAACGTCCAGGTCAACAGCCGGAACATCAACATCGTCGCGAACGGCTCGCGCTTTGAGCCGATGCATGGGCGCGCGCGAGCAGCCGATGATGTGGGTTATCTCGACGGCGGGCGATAACCTCGCCGGGCCGTGCTTCGACAAAATCCTGACCTGCCGGCAAATCCTCGAAGGCGTCATCGAGGACGACGAGAAGTTCTTCGTCGAATACAGCATTGATCCCGACGACGACTGGACGACCGAGGAAGCGCTGGTGAAAGCTAACCCGAATCTCGGCGTATCGACCGGCGCCGAGTTCCTGGCGGCGCGGCAGCGCGAGGCAATGCGCAACCCGCGCGAACAGGGGCGGTTTAAGACCAAGCATCTGAACCTGTGGGTCAATGCGAAGGCGGCGTTCTTCAATATGCACGCCTGGGCGGCTTGCTACCGGCCTGAGTTGCGGCTCGACGACTTCGAGGGCCAGACCTGCACGATCGCACTCGACCTCGCGAGCAAGCAGGACATCGCCGCGATGCAACTGCTGTTTAACCTCGGCGACGGCAGCTTCGCCACCTTCGGGCGCTACTACCTGCCGGAAGACGTGGTCGAGGAAGCTGGCCGGGATCACTATCGCGGATGGTCGCTCGCTGACCCGCCGAAGCTCATCCTGACCGAAGGGAACATGATCGACTTCGAGCGCATCGAGGCCGACATCGAGGACCTGCGGCACCGGTTCACCGTCGACGAGATCACGTTCGATCCGGCGCAGGCGACCATGCTGATGACGCGGCTTGCATCGCGCGCCGTGCGGGTGTCCGAATTCCAGCAGACTGCGGCGAACTTCACCGAGCCGATGAAGGAATGCGCCGCGCTGATCGACGCCGGGAAGCTGCTGCACAACTGCGATGCCGCCGATCCGATGACCTGGATGATGTCCAACGTCGTCGCGCGTGCCGACGCGAAGGATCAGGTCTACCCGCGCAAGGAACGCGCCGAGTTGAAAATCGACGGCCCGGTCGCGCTGATCATGGCGATGCGGCTCGCGATGAACGCCACGCCATTCAACGTCGCGACACTGATCGGCTAGGGGAAAGCAATGTCGTTCGTTCGCAAAACCGCGGTCGGCAAGCAGACCGGGTCGATGACGTATGTCCTGTCCGACGACACCGTCGACCGCCTGGGGGACATCATCGAGCCGGCCGGCTGGCGGCTCGACCAGTTCCGCAGCAACCCGGTCGCGCTGTTCAATCACAATGGGAACGCGCCGATCGGCAAGTGGAAGAACCTACGCATCGAGGGCGGCCGGCTAGTCGGCGAACTCGTCCCGGCACCGCCCGGCACCACGCAGCTCGCCGATGATGTGCGGCGGCTGATCGAGGCGGACATCCTGCGCGCGACCAGCGTCGGCTTCCGCGCCGTGGCCAGCGAGCCGATCGACCCGAAGCATCCGTTCGGCGGAACGCGGTTCACCGAGCAGGACCTGCTCGAAGCCAGCATCGTCTCGGTGCCGGCGAACCCGGCCGCGGTGCAGATCGCCAAAGGTCTGCGCATTTCCGACGACACCATGGCCCAAGCCTTCGGCGGGCAAGCCGATATGAGGCAGCGGGACGTGAACGCAACCGGCGGGCAAGCCGTGATGCAACGCCATGCAAAGGCTACCAACCCCATGTCAACGACCACTGTCTCCCGGCAAATCCAGGACGTTCAGGGCCGGCTGAACGCAGCGCGCGATGCGCTGGTCGAGCTTGCCAAAGACGCCGACCACGAGACCGAACAAGCGAACGACCTGCACGGCGAGATCGAGACGCTAGAGACGCGGCTCGCATCACTGGAACGCACCGAACGTGCGCTCGGGCAGCGCGCGGCGGCCGACGAGCCTGCAAAGCCACTGCCGATGCCGACGATCGCGCGGCGCCCGTTCGGCACGTCGCAAAAGGAAGTCGAGCCGGTCGACCTGCTCTGGCGCGCGGCGGCCGTGATGATGAAGTCGCGCCTGTCGCACCGTCCGATCGATCAGGTGCTCGCGGAAAACTATCCCGACCACGAGGCGACTGCTGTCGTCACCCGTGCCGCGATTGCCGGCGCCACCACGACCACGGCGGGATGGGCGGCCGAACTCGTCGTCCTCGCGCAAGCCGACTTCCTGGCCAACCTCGTCCCGACAGCGGTCTTCCCACGGCTGTCGAATTTGGGCGTGTCATTGACCTTCGGGCCGAATGCCGGGGCGATCAAAATCCCGTCGCGGGCGACCACACCATCGATCGGCGGGTCGTTCGTGGCGGAAGGCGCGCCGATCCCGGTCCGCCGGTTCGGCACCCAGTCGATCACCCTCTACCCGCACAAGGTCGGCGGACTGAGCGTGTTCAGCCGCGAGATCGCGATGTATTCCAACCCGGCGATCGAGGCGCTGATCCGCGAGAACATCACCCTCGACACGAGCATCAACATCGACGGGCTGCTGCTCGATGCTCAGGCGGTCTCGGCGACACGCCCGGCTGGCCTGACGAACGGCGTCGCGGGACTGACGGCTTCGACTGCGCATAGTTACACGGCGATCCTGGCGGACCTGCAAGCGCTGACCAATCCGTTCTACGCGGTGAATGCCGGCCGGACGCTCTGCCTGCTCATCAACCCCGCGCAAGGGCAGCAGTTGACGTTTGCGCCGGGCCCGACCGGCGTCCCGTTCGGATGGACCACGCAATTCACCGGCCGTTACCACGTCATCGAGTCGACATCCGTCCCGGCCGGCAACGTCTACATGATCGACGCTGCGGATTTCGTGTCGGTCTCGGGTGCGCCCGAGTTCGAGGTCAGCGAGGAAGCGACCTTGCACATGGAAGACACCACCCCGCTGAACATCGGCACGGTCGGGACGCCGAACGTCGTCGCGGCGCCGGTTCAATCGATGTTCCAAACCTCGCAGATCGCGATCCGCATGCTCGCAAATGTGACGTGGGCAATGCGGCGCTCGGGGATGGTGCAATGGATGACCGGCGTTAACTGGGGGCCGTAAGGCAGTCCGGTCCCGGCGGGGACTTCGGTCCCCGCTCATTTTTGGAGGCAACAGAATGGCAAACCCACCGCTCACGACTCACCATCCGCAGGAAGGAGAACGAGCAATGTCAGACAGACACCCACAACAACAGCCGCCACCGCCAGCACCACCCGCGGCGGCGCGTCCCGTCGACAAGCGCTCGCTGGACGAGCGACGCCAGGCCGCCATGATTCCAGGGCCATCGCCGGATGAGATGAAAGCGGAGCATCAGGCCAGTCTTGAGGCGATGAGCAAGCCCGCCGTTCCGACGCCGACGCAGGAAGAAGCCGACGCGATGAAGATGGGCGCCTATCAACAGCGCGCCATGGGCGGCGGGCCAGCGGGCACATACCAGACGCGCTAATGAGCTGGCTGG